GCCATTGCTCAAAACCAAGAACTGGGAGAGATCATCGAATTTTGTCAAAGTATCAATGTTGAACACTACAGCTCTGCAGTAGGTCTCAAAAAGACGACAACTGCGTTGCGCAGGCTCGCGACTGTACAAGATCCGGAAGGTAAAACAAGGATCGTAGCCATATTTGACTACTTCTCACAAACCGTATTGAATCAGGTCCATGAGGCCTTATTCTCAATCCTGGGTCAGGTTTCGACTGATAGGACTTTCAATCAGCTTCGAGGCTTCGATGCTTCACCCAAAGGTAGTTTCTACTCCTTTGATCTCTCTTCAGCCACCGACCGGTTTCCTTTCGAATTCCAGAAGGCAGTCCTAGAAGAGCTCTTTGGAGAACAGATAGCTAATGCTTGGCAGGAGATTATGATAACTCTTCCGTTTCACACTAACTTGGTATCCGAACCCGTTTCTTACCGGGCCGGGCAGCCTATGGGAGCTTTAAGCTCTTGAGCTGCTTTCACATTGTCTCACCACGTACTTCTCCAAATCTGCAAAAACAGGTCGGGAGTCACAGAAGATTGTTACCAGATCCTCGGTGATGATATAGTTATCGCCCATGACGAAGTAGCAAAAGAATACCAGTCACGGCTTATGAGCCTTGATGTCAGTATTTCAACCTCAAAGACCCATATATCAAAGAACATGTACGAGTTTGCAAAGCGTTGATATCTGGACGGAAAAGAAGTAACAGGATTACCCATTGCTGGGATCCTGTCTGCCGCCGATCACTGTTTCCGCTTGATTCCCGAATTAGAATCATTAGGACAGCGAGTCGGGCAGCCAACTCACTTACCGGCCCCCGAGATCTTTCTCGATGCTCTCAGAATACACAGATCGCCCTTTCGGTTTTCCAAAAGGTTTTACAATACCACGTTACTACTCACCTCTCGAACTGACGAGGAACGTAGAGTACGCTGAATGATATGACTAAGTCAATACCATAGAACAGTTGCCGGTACGTGCCGGACTCCTTACGAAGAGCTAGAAACTCAACTTAAGAAGGCCTTGTGCGATCTTACAGCTGCATCCCTTGAACGGTCACTGAAGGTGATTAGATCTAGTGTAAAGGACTTCGAATCCAAAGTAGAATGTCTCTACCCACTATTTCCCGACACCCAAGTAACTAGTATCTCAAAACGAATTCGACTACTTTTACCTCCTGTTAGGCTAGGTAATCGCCTTTACGTTGAAGCTAAGAACTATATGCAACAACTCAAGGATAGAGACCTTAGTCCGAAGGACGTTCAATCTCTACTATCGTCTCGTCTCATGACCTCTCCTCTCGACCTTATTCAGGAACGGAAGAAGGACATTGTGACCCGCAACCAGGTTAATATAACTTTAGAAATTCATAAATATTTTAGATACAAGAATCACCTGTACGAAAGGCTGCTAGTTGCAGATGTGGATGAGCTGTCCAACTTATTCATTGAACAACAAACCATGCTTCCAACATACGCTAGGGAAAGGATCTCTTTTAGCCACTTGGCTTCGGGGAATCACCATTTCTAGTAACTACCGTTGTACCTGTTTTACTGCCCCTCTAAAGTGAAGAGGTCAGTTAGTTTTGCATAGCTGATCAAATTCCGGGTTGAGGGAGACACTCTTCCCCATCGGTTCCAGCCAGGTTTACACCCCTGTGCTGGCCCCGTGGAGGAG